CGTCGGCGTCGGTCTTCGGTTGGTCGCAGTGGTTACAGTATGGCGTCTCCAATTGCGAGGCTAACACAGAAGTGGCAGCAGAAGGTTAGGGCGCGGGAGATCGCAAGCCTGCGCCGGTAAGCGGAATAGTCGAAGGAATGGGAACCGGCCTAACCCGCCGGTTTTTTGTTGCCCAAAATTAAAGCCGGTCATGCGTTCCCCCGATAGCGGACATTTGAGGCGTCCGCACGCACGACCGGCTTATATGGCTAGTATACGCCTCTTTTTAGGGGATTGTCAAGGCTTACCCGCCGGCGCTAACGGTCAGCGAGTACGCAAATTGGATCGAATCGCCGCTGACCACGTTGATCGCGCTGAACACCGTGCGATCCCATAGCGTACCGCCGCCGGTCGCTGCTTGGCTGAACAAGCCATGCTCAGTAATGGCCGCCGTCGCGTCAAACGAGACGGTTGCCGTGCTGGTCAAGATGTTAGCGCTCGGCTGCGTCGCTGTACCCGTGGCCCGTGTGCTGTCAGGATCTAGCGCCGTGGTTGACTCGGTAACAAGCGCCGTGTCTGAGGTAGCTTCTGCTGTGGTCCCCGTGCCGCAGCCGTGATATTTGAGCGTTGAGATGTCAGTGGCAGCGCTGGGGTCCATATCATCCACCAGAAAAGCCACGCCAGCATTCGTGACGACGCGATAGCCAACCACGCCATAGTCAATCCACTCGCCGCTGGCTTTGCGCACCTTGATGGCCAACTCAGCCGTGAGCGTCGGAATGCCGGTCGCCTTGGTGAACAGCTTAGCCAGCCAGTTAAAGACGATGCCATAGAGGTAGCTAAGGCGTGTGCGGTTGCGCAAGTGCCAGGTCAGGCCAGGGCCCACCGGCGTCACTTTGCGCGCCAGTAGCGCACCGCCCATGTTAATGCGTGCGTTCATTACTTCTTCTCCTCATACAGTGCTTGCGCCGCATCGTTCTGCGGCTCAAAGTAGGTCAAGAATTTAGCGTTTTCCGCCTTGAACGTGGCAATGTCACCACGATTCATCTGATAGGTTTCGCCTTCCAGCCAGAAAACGCCGCTGGCCAGTTCTAAGGCTTTGATGCAAAGTAAGATATACATGCTATGCTCTACTTTCTTTGATGATAAAATCGCCAGTTAGCACCGTTGACACATTGCCGGATGCGTCAGTTACTTCGGCCTCATGGCGATAGTTGCCGGGCGTCACCGCCTCTGTGTCTGCCGGGACCAGAGCAATGGTGAGCGCGCCGTTTAACCCATCGGTAATGCTGATAGCGTCTGCGGTCGTCTTGGTCAACAATACGCCGGTGTCATCTGGGTCAAACAAAACCCAGATGATGGTACTACCGGCGATGTTCTTATAGCCGCCATTGTCGCTATCCAAAACGGTGACATTGATGTTCACCGTGTCACCTGCATAAATCGTGATGTCTTGCGCCGTCTTCGTCATACTTCACCGTCCAAATCTTGCTGATTGTCCATTTCGCCGTCCAAATCGTAGCGATTGCCAGCGCTGCCACTGAGCCAGCGCACAACGCTAAATTCTGCCAACAGGCGGATAATGCGCCGGATCACCTGCTGCACTCGGCTGGTTGCCACTGTACCTGCAAAGCCAAGCACACCACCTAGCATATAAATGTAGGCCCGTGCTGCATTGCCGGTTGGCGCAAGCGTCCCCGTGAGTTGCTTGGCAATGCGTCGAATGAGCGCACCGCTGCTGCTGAGCACACCCGCCAGTAGCTTTGTCGTGCGCCTGGTGAGGGCGCCGGAACTGGTCAATGTGCCACTGAGCGCCCTGGCCGTAGTTTTAAGCAATGCGCCGCTGCTACTGAGCGCACTAGCCAAGGCTCGGCTAGTGCGCTTGCTTACGTCCCCAGCACTGCCCAGCGTCCCCGCAAGCACCTTCTCGGCTTGTCTGGTCAAAGCCCCGGCGCTGGTCAGCGCGCCAACTAAGGCACGACTGATAAGGCGATGCAATGCGCCGCTACTGGTCAGGGTTCCCGCCAAGGCCCGGGCCGTTAGTTTTGTCAATGCGCCCGAACTTGTCAGCGTGCCAGCCAACTCTTGCAAAAACAAAACGCCGGTGCCGACAATGCCGCTTAGATTTAATGCACCACTGAGCGCCCTGGCTGTTTGCTTGCGCAATGCGCCGCTACTTGTCAATGCCCCGGCCAGCGCCCTCCCCGTGCGCTTGGCAAGTGCGCCTGAACTCGTGAGCGTGCCAGCCAGTGCTTTTAAGAACAAAGCGCCCGTGCTGACAATGCCACTCATACTGAGCGCACCACTGAGCGCCTTGGCTGTTGTTTTGAGCAATGCACCGGACCCTGCGAGCGTGCCAGCCAGCAGCTTCTTGCCTTGCCTGGTCAAGGCCCCGGCGCTACTGAGCGCACCGGCCAAGGCGCGACTGATAAGGCGATGCAATGCGCCGCTGCTAATGAGCGTTCCCGCCAAAATTCGCTTGGCTTGCTTGGTCACCGATCCAGCGCTCGTCAAGGTTCCCGCCAGCGTCTTGCCGGTTGTTCTAAGTAGAGTGCCTGAACTACTCAGCGTGCTAGCCAAGGTCTTTAGGAAGGTACGGATAGATACCAAAGCCCCGGCGCTGGCCAATGCGCCAACAAGCAGCTTCTTGGCTTGCTTAAGCAATGCGCCAGCCGTGGTCAGTGTTCCCGCCAAAGGCTTGCTTGTCTGTTTCAGCAAAGCCCCGGCGCTAGTCAATGTGCCGGATATTGCCTTAAACAACAGCCGGATCGCGCTCACTGCTCCGGCGCTAGACAACGTGCCAGCGACCGCCCTAACCGTTGTTTTGGTCAGGGTTCCAGCGCTACTGAGCGCACCTATCAGCACCTTCTTGGCTTGCTTGGTCACCGATCCTGCATTGCTGAGCGTGCCAGATAGAGCGCGACTGATCACACGGTTCAAAGCGCCGCTACTGGTCAATGTGCTAGATAAGGCTCGTGTAGTGCTGCGCACTAATGCCCCGGCGCTGGTCAATGTCCCCGCCAACGCTTTCCCCATGCGCTTGGTGAGCGTGCCAGCGCTCGTCAGCGTCCCTGCAAGCGCCTTGAGAAAGGCATGAAAAGCACTAAGCGATCCGGCAGTTGTCAATGCACCGGCAAGCACCTTCTTGGCCTG